CGTGGTCGAGCGCATCCTTCTTGAACTCGCGCAGTTCCGGGCGCTCGACCAGCGCCTCGAGATTGCACACCAGGCCGCGGCGGACCATGTCGCCCTTGAAGGCGACGTTATTGCCGGTCGCGAATACAGCGGTATGGCTCTCGCATTCCGGCATCTCGCTGCGGCCGAGGATGCGGACCTTGATCACGGGGCGCTCGGTTAGCTGGCAAAGCAGCTCGCCGCCAAGATCGTGCATCACGTTATCGAGCGAGACGATATTGGTGCCGCCCAAGAGTACAGCGCCGAGGCGCTTCTCGGTTTCTTCTGTGTTTTTCGAAGCGGTAATGACCGGGCAGAGCCGACCGGTACTGATCATGGCGAAGAGGTCGACAAGATAGCTCTTGCCCGTTCCGGGCGTATCGGCGCGCACCAGGATCACCGGGGCTGTCGGCAGCGAGCCGCGCACGTGGGCGGTCAGCAATCCGGCAAGCGCGACCGAGCGATCGATCGACTTGGCGAAGGGGAATTCGGACAATAGGTCGATTAGCATATCGAGCGCGGCGCGGGCCTGTTCTTTCGTCGGCCGCTCGGGAATGGGTGATAATTGCAAGGTCGCCAGCAGATAAAGTCCTGACTGAGGATCGTGACCTGGTTCTGTAAGCAGCGATCCGTCGGCGCGCAGTGTCGGGGTGGTGATGATTCCGCTCACGCGCGGAAAGGTCCATTGCCGCTCGCCTGCCAGCACCATGCGCACAAGCTGCAACGGCGGGTCGACATCGACCCAGGCATTACGTTTGCGGTTAAAGCTCTGGAAGATCGCGGCATCGGCAATTGGCCACAGCAACGAATCGATGGATAGCGGACGCAGCCGCGCGGTGACGGTCTTGCGTCCGTCGGCTGCGGCGGCGGTTTCGCAAACCGGCTCGACCAGGGTTCCGCCACGGGCGAAGACGGGTGCGCTCTTGGTGATCAATGCGCGCGCAATCTCCGCGGCGATCTCCGGCAGCTTTCCTGCAACGATGCGGATGGTCGGGATGACATGGTGTGGGGCAGCGCTTGCTCCCGGGGCAGAGCTGGCTGCCGAGGCGGGGCCCGTGCTGGCCGTTGGCGGCGCGACACCCGCCGCGACCTTGCCATAGGACCGCTCGACCTCCTTGCGCAGGCGCTTGGCGTATTTCTTGGCGATCCCGTCTGGATATCGCTCAAGCAATGCAGTGATTGCGTCGACGGTCCAATTCCGCCGCCGGAGTTGCGCCACTACGTCGTGAAATACTTTCGAGCGGTCCGCGCCGGGGCCGGCACCCTGGCGGATGACGTCGAGCAAGTCGTCCGGAAGCGTCGCTTCGTCAGGGTCCGACGCGGCGCTCTGCTGTGCCCCCGCTGCTGCTGATGGGGCGAATGCGGCGATGAGCTCGTCGGGGCCCCAAAGCCGGCCAGTGTATTCGACGATCCGGGTCGGCTCGATATTGATGCGACCGCGGGCACGTTTGGTTGCTGAGGGAAAATTGGGCGTGCCGGCGACGCGATAGCACTGTGTGACCACGCCGGTGTCCTGATCGGCGCCAGAGCTTGCGCGGATGGCGTCGCCGATCGGCTTTGCCTGCGCTGCCGGGATCGCCCGTGTTAGTAGGTACCAGAGGTGAAAATTTCCCGGCGAGGTCTCGGTCACTAGCGTGGGCTTGGCGACGACGTGGCCGCCCTTGCCCTTATCGGCGTCGCAATCGATGACGAAACCGAATACCCACGCTGTGTCTTCAAGCCCGCCGCGTTTCGCACCGCGAAGGTCGGCGCGCACGGTGCGTGGTTCGATGTAGACATTGTGACCGGCGCCGGCGTCGCCGAGTGCGGTCGCAAGCATGTGTTCGACGTCGCCGATCTGGAAGCGGCTCGGCACGATCGAGTTCTCGTCATTAGGATTGATGCGGCAGAGCTGCAGCACGCCGGGCGGACCGGCGCCGTTAACGACCTGCGCGGCATGCGCGTTGATGATCTCGAGAAACTGCCGGACCGTCGCCTCGTCGACTTGCGCGGTCATGCGATCTTACCTCCGAGCTTGAAGAACAGGGAATGCAGATACCTGTGCATGCGCTCCGTCGGTTCGTCTCCCCACACAGTTTGCGCCGCCACCTTGTCGATGAATTCATGATGCTTCGAATCGAGGCGGTCCTTGTTGCGCTGGAGGAAGAGTGCGACCGCTTCCCAGGTCGGCTTGCCGTCAGTACCGCGAAAGTCGTCGCTGCCGTGCTGCCTGTTCTCGGCCGCCTGCACGCCGGCGGTGTAGCCGGCCTCGAAGATCCGCCGCATTTCCTCCTCGGGGATGTGCTTGCCGTTTGGCTTTTCAACATGGCCTGCCAACGCATGGATGTCAGTGCCGGCAGACTCCAACGTGCGCATGAGAGCTCGCGCCGTGGCAACGATTTCGCCATCGCTCTGCGATGACAGCCTGCGGATGAGGCTGGCCACCCTCTTTGCAATGTTTTCGTCGGCGATAAAGGTCATGACGCCAGCAACCTACGCAGGGTGGCGCGCGACTGCGCTCGAGCCTTACGCCCGCTGGGCGTGTATGCGACCACGAGCAGGCGGGTGCGCCCTTGCTGGTCAACCCAGCTGATCTTCCAATGCCGACTGCGCGCAGTATTCGGCTCGTATCCGGCTGCACGAATCATGGCCAGCGCCTCGTCAAGCAGCTCGTTTTTCATCGCCAGCACCGCTCTTTGTGGGAGCAAAGGCGGCAACGCCAATCTTGCGGATCGTCATAAGCGCGCGGGAGCAATTCGCCGTTCCGCGTGGCCTCAACGATGAGGGCGGCACGATCGCTCCATTCCTGCGCACGCTCGGCAGAAAACGGCACCCAAAAGTGCAGCCGTTCGCAGGTGTCCGCGTTGACGGCGGTGAAAAGGGCGGGGTTGGTGTTGTCAAGATAGGCTTGATAGATCGCGACCTGTGCCACGTATTTCGGGAACACCTTGGCGAGACCGTCGCGCTCGATCGCGCGCCAGTTCTTCGCATTAAGGCATTTGCATTCCCACAAAAACGGATAGTTGAAATAGGCGCCGTTGAGCGGATTTGGCCCGGCGATGATGATGCCATCGGCATGCCCACGCAAGTTGCCGTTCACGGCGGAGAATGCCAGTGCTTCCGGCGGCGCAAACTTGAAACCCGCGGCGATCAGATGCTGACGCGCAACATTCTCGAAATAATGCCCGCGCGCAAAGATATCGCGCACGCGGGCGGGCAGCGTGGGTTTGCACCACCAGTCAAACTGCACTTTACGCAAACAATCGTCGCCAACAATACTCGCGCCGAGATAGGGTCGCGGCAGCTCGGCATTTGTGGCGGCGGCGCGCTCGATCGCATCGTTGATCACGATGTTGACCGGCTCGAGCGAAAGGCTGGCGCGATTGAGGTTGAACATGGCTAGAGTCCGATCGGGTCGTCCAGTTCATCGGGGATCATCAGCGGTCCACCAGCCGCTGCGTTGGCTTGCCGGGCGATGGTGCTGGCGCTGGATTTTCGGGTGATGCCGCCCTCGCTGATGTCGCGCGCGATCATCGCTTTGCGGATCAGCCGCATCGCGACCAGCAGAAATTCCGCCATCGTCTCGCGCGGCCAGCCACCAAGCGGTTGCGTCCAGTCGATGTCCGGACAAGCGGCGGCGAGCTCTGGCAGAACCGCCACCACCGCACCGACATCCCACGGCTCGGGGTCAAGCGCGGTCATCCGAATGGTACGCTCGGTGTCGAGCTGCTCGGCTGCCGCCTGCTCCGCCCGGGTCGAGATCCAGGCGAACAGGATAGCGGCGATGATCCAACCCCATTCGACGTCGCCAAGGCGGCCGATCGGAGTAAGAGGCGGAATGGGGCCGTCATGCTTGACAACCCCGCGCGCAGCAGCGACGGCGGCCTCGGTTGCCCGACGCTGCCAATGATCCTCGATCGCGGCCGGCGAGGCCTGCGGGATGGGGCGGGTCTTCATGATGCCCAGACCGGTTTCTTGATGGTTGCCGGCGCATTTGCGGAGGAATCCGCCGCGTCTTTTGCGCTATCGAATGGCGGATCGGACATCTGCACGACTTGATGCCACTCCTTCTTGTCCGGAGTAACGACGGCGGCCACGTGGTTCTTATCGGGATAGTTCTCGCCGCTACCGTCGTTCTTCGGCCTACCCTTCTCGATTCCGATTTTCGCGATAAAGCGCATGCCGTCGAAATCCTTGAGCTCGACTGTGCGCTTGGCGCGCGCCTCCGGGCTCATATCGTCCGGCCTGATTCCGCGTGCTGACTCGATAATGGTGCGCAAACGTCCGCGACTGACATCGGCTGCCTTGGCATGGCCATCGGTGGTGCCGGCCAGAATCATGTTTTCCCAGAATTTGCGTTTGACGTGAGGACCGTCGACCACGACCAGCTCGCAGTCCAACATTTCACAGTCACCCTTGGCCGAACGCTTGAACAACCCGCCCTCGCCGGCATTGCCGGGACGGATCTTCAATTCCACAGTGGCAATTGTGCCGTGGGGGATGACGTCAAGATCGCGTGGAGGCGGGGCTTGCGAATAATCATAGGCCATGGCTTGGCCCTCCTACGTTTGCGAGATAGCTTTGGCCGGGCTATTCGAACCGGGGACGAGCTTTGCGATGAGCTTTCCGAGATCGGGCTGCTCAACCTGGTCGAGCTTTCCGCTGCGATCCTTGACCGGGTAATTCCAAGGGTTCGGCAAGGTGCAGACGAAACAGCGTGTCGGTTTGTGGTCGCCGAAATCGATCCAGTCCATGACGATGAATTCGTCGATGATACCGCTGATTTCGCGCGGTACCCGCTGCCCCTCCATCTGCAGACGGAACTCGACGAAGCGATTGAAGTCGTCCAGCACCCGCTCGAGAATGCCGATAAAGATGGCGTGCTTTTCACGCGTATGCTGCAGCTGATGCAGCCACATCAACATTTCGCGCGCGTGCAGCCCGTAGGCACCACGCAGATCTTTGTTTCCGCGCGCGGTCAACGCCTCCGGTTGCTGCTCGGCGTGACGGAAGGAAAGTCGGGAGATGGCGGTGATCGAGTCGGTAAAGATGATCTCGTAGCGGTCGAGATTTTCGAGTGCGCCCCCGGCCGCCTCATAATGCGCCTGTGAATAGCACGCAGTTGGCGGGAAGCTCGGGTTGGGACCGCCGATCCGACAGGCAATATCACGCGCCATCGCCCAGGTGTCGATGCGCATTGTATCGACCGGCACGTCTTGCACGGCTATGTCGCCAGCTTCGGCGTCCAAAAACAACACACGCGCAGGATCGAGCGTACGCAACAGGCTGGTCTTGCCGACGCCGGTCGGGCCCACGATCAGAATTTTGGCGCCGCGTTTCTCGGCGAGGCGTTCATCAGCGCCGATGATCTTCATGGTGTGGTCCCTTTCGCGCGCTCCGCCAGCGCAATAACTTTGTGGTCCTCAGGACCACCGTTCGGATCGTCCGCCCATATCAGCGCACGCAAGGTTTCGGCTCCAATGCCCGGCCGGTGACGGACGAGCTCGAGAATGCGGGCCTTGGTCGGGGGCAGAATCAGAGCGCTCGAAACGACCGGTTGGCCGCATGTCGGGCAGGTCTCGGACATAGTGCTTAGTCGTTTCACCGATGCGTCCTGTGACATGGTTTTCACGCGGAGGTAATTACGAGTTGTCTTCGATGATGCGAAAGGCTTGCCTCCGCACGCCCGGGAACAGCGCGTCGCCAAATTACGCGGGGATTGGCGATCACGGCTTTGGCGGTATTGCCGGTGAGGGTGGTGCCGTCGGATAACATCCACCACCGGCCGTCACCTACGCGACCGGAGTACAGGACTGCGCCGCTCTCTAGTTTGGACACGACAGCTGCAGCATTGTTGGAGCGGCGCGGGCGGCGTTTGCCCGCTAGTTGATCCATCCACCAGGTGGGAAGCTTCATTGCTCTCATCCTGTTAAACGCTGACTTAGTTCGCGGCGAATTTTCTGTTCGCGCCGGAGCACTGGTGGGGCAAATCTTTTGATGTTTCTGCATGGCTCACTCCGGCGCACCGGGATCGTGCTCTCTGAGTTTCTTCGATGGCATCGAGGGCCGCTTCGTCCCTCGCTTCTCGTTCGCGTTGATGCATCGCACGCTCGTACGCAATCAGCTCGGTGCTCCAGCACTCGGCCTCCGGGTGTCCGCGCAAGCCGTGATGCAACTCGTCACAACAGCTTTGAATTGCGTTGAGCCGTTCTTTGATCGGCCGCTTTACCCACGATGGCCCTTGGGGCACCGGATAGCGCAGCACCCGCCCGCGCAGTTGCTCGATGGCGAGCAGCGGGTTGTTGACAGGCGCGAGTAGCTTTCCAACCATCTCGGCGACGAGCGCGTCGAGCTCGCGCAGCGCAGTTTGAGTTACGGTGATATTGCGTTGCTCATCGGTCATGACCTGCCCCCCTTTGTTCGCCGCTTGGTGGCCGTATTGACCAGACGTGAGATGATCTCGCGCTCGGATTCCTCGGCTGCCTTGAGCACCTCGAATTGATCTGCCGGCAGGTGCTGCTCGATCGCGTCTTGCACCAGCGCGCGCAATTGGTTGGGCTCGATGGCATCAAGCTCGACGCTGATGATGCCGAAACCCTTCGAGCGGGTATCGGATGCTTTCGTCGGGCGGGTTGGCAGATCCCATTCGCTGATCTGCTTGGGCGTCACCGCAATGCGCTCGAAGTAGATGTCGGCATCCGGCGCCAACTCGCGCAGGGTTTCCTCGATCTTCTCCCCGGCATTGACGCCGGATGGATCAAAATCACCGAGATGGTAGATGCAAGCCGGAACATCGAGCGTGTTGATGTACTCGGCCGCGCTGTACAAGAATGAAAGGCTGGCATATCCGCGCGCCACCATGAGCGGCACGTCGTACATGGATGTGATCGGGTAGATGACGCCCGAGAGCGCGTCCTTCTCGAGCCAGATCTCGACGTAGGCGTCGGCGTCATCCCAAAGAGACTTCCGATAGAACCTAGCCGTCTCCTTGAGCGCTTCCTCAACGCTCGAAAATGTGCGCGGCTTGCGTTGCCAGCGCGTGTTGTCGGCGAGCCAGTCGTAGGGCAGGTCGCCGGCCCGGCGCATCACGGTGAGATCGGTCTGTACCTTGGAGTAGCCGCTCTCCGCCTTCTCGACCAAACCGCGGACGGTCGCTTGGTAGAAGACCTGACGCACCGTCATCGGCTTGCCGTCGTCGATGATGGCAAGCAGAGCTTCGCGCCTGGCCTCGACCTCGGCCTTGGTCGAGCGCTGTCGCTTTACGGGGCTAGTCTCATAAGAGGCGGTCATAGGATTTTTACCAAAAACGAAACCGGCGCCGCCCGCGGGGGCGAGCGACGCCGGTTAGTTCACGCTGCACCGCGTTCTTTGATTGCGCTGCGCTGGTCGTTGTCGGCCTCTGCCACCGCAAAGGCTTCCGCGTAAGTGCGAGCGACAGATTGATGCCGGATAGGCGTCCTCCGCCAATCGGCGTACCGAAAGCTGCGGCCGCCGGAGTGGACGAGATATTCGACTTCAAACCACACGCCGTCGGGGTCCTCACGACGAGAAATGCAATACTTGCCACCGACCGCGCGCGATGCCCAAGCCACCATGCCCCAAGCCACGCTGGTGTCGTTCTTCCAGTTGAGACGCTTCATCGGTGCTCTCCTTCGCCGTCCTCGGCGTCGAGGTCGTGTTTTTTCCGCTCCTCGGTGAAGAGCTTGGCGAATTCTTTTTCCTCCTCCTCGTCGGGAAGATCATCGAGCTCTTCTTCGATTTCGTCGCGCTGCTCCTCGAGCCTTTCGATGTCGTCTTTCACAAGATCCTGCCACCACTCGATCTCCGCATTGATTGCGGCGATCTCCGCCTCCGCGTCGGCGCGGGTGCGGAACTTGGGTTCGGTGTCTTCGGCTTCTGGTTCGATGAGGTTGCTGGTCATGGTCATGTTCCCTGTTGATGAAAGAGGTGCCGTCCCGCATCGGCGCGGGACGGCGCCCCCGATTAGTCGACTCCGTTGTCGCGCAACGCGCGCGGTCGCAAGATGCTCACCTCGCAATAGACGCCGCCGGACGAGAGCACCGGACACCATGAGTGGCCGGCGAAGACCTCGGTCTCGATCACCTCGCGCAGCAGGTTCGGCGGGATGCTCGACCGCGATTTCCCCGCGCCGAACTGATTGGCGCCGTTGAGTTTTTTAGGGGGGTTCGTCCCAAGCGCGGTGTCCTGGGCCGGACGCGCACCGAAACGGCCCTCAGCGATGGCTTTCGCGTAATTCGCCCGTTTCCGGCAGCGCGTGCCGCAGTACAATTGACCGCGAGCTGTGCGCTCCACGCGCCGGCCACACGCGGCGCACACGACGGGCAGATCGCGTCGTCCGGCGAGGTTGGTCGCTGCTAGGGTCATGGTCATCACTCCGCCGCGACCCGGGTTGGTGAGGTGATCCGGTCGACCGCGCGCATCAGCGCATTCGCGCTGTAGCGGTTGACGAGATGAGTGACGGTTTTCTCGTGTGGCCCGCGCCTGCCGACGCGACCGAGCGCGATGCTGACATCGGTGGGGGAGACCCGGCCCAGGCGGGCGCCTTGCACCGCCAATAGTCCAACCACGGCGACGTCGTGCCTGATGAGTTGGGCCATGATGGCTGCGCGCTGCTGAGGCGACTTGCCACGAAGCAGGCGGCTCAGAGCCGGACCGGACACAAAGTTGAAGGCTTGTCCATTCGGGCGGGACGGATTATGTGGTTCGCGCACTGACATAGGGGTCGCTCCCTATTTTCGGCCGGCGTCCGCTTCTTCGAACCAGGTAGGACGCCGGCACCCTTCTCCAGCAGTTTTTGACTCGCATCGCGATGCAGACCGCCGCCGGAGATTCGCGGCCGCCGCGGGGCTGTCTCAGGATGCAAGTGCGAGTGCAGCGCGGCGAAGCCGCTTGCGTGAGGCGATCAGGTTTCGCCCAAGCCTGCCGATCGGCAGCCGTTTGGTCCGCGCGATGTGATAGACCGCGGTCTCGCTGAGACCGAGTTCTGTTGCGATCGCAGCGGCACCGACGAGCAAGTCATTGGCGACCGGCTCGTCATGCTTCTCAATTTGTTCGGTGGACATTGACGTGACCTCTGTTGAGTGAACAGGGTCACATCCAATTAAACGAAATTTCGGGAACGTCACTCCCACGCATTTCAGGAGTGAGCTAACTACGGCGGTGAGCTAACTGCCGCAGTTAGCTCACTATGCAAATGCGCTCACTAACGGGACTGGCCTCTGGGAATGTGGATCGTGTTGAAAGCGGCGCCGAGGCCCTGCTTCAGGGCCCCCCTGACTTTGTAATACGAGCGCTTGAAGTCCAGCCAGGAGCCGAGCGCTTTAAACCGATTGGCCGCCCGCTCGCAGGCATCTTCCACCGATAGCTCGGTACCGGCGGCGGCATCTTTCATGATATCGCGCACGATCTGATAGCGTTGCGAATGCACGGCGTTGTTCTCGGCGCGCTGCACATCCTTGTCGCTCCGCAGATTGGTGGTGAGCGTCATGATCGCGTCGAAATACCAGTCGGGTTGCGGCTGCCGGTAGCTCTTGATGTACACCGCTGCCTGCCGAATCGCTCCCAGGTCTCCGGTCGCGAGCCACGCATCTTTGGCACTCTTGAGCTTGCGTTCGTAGCTCGCCCTCACGCCGTCCGGCAGGATGAGAAAGATCGGGTCGCCGTTCGCATCTTTCGGGATATTGTCATGGTTGGCCCAGATGCCATCGTTGGCGGACGCGGGCGGCGACGGTGGCGTGCTGGACTTGCCGATGCCCGCAGGTTTCTTCGCCATGGAAGGGTGCCTTTGCTGAGACTTTGCTGCACCCAGATTATGGCACTCGGTTTGCCTCCTTGAAAATACATGCAAATTCGTTCAGCAAAATCAGCAAAGCTCACACCAATTCGAAGCCGCCCGATATCAAAGAAGTGCCTGTTTTATAAGGATTTCTTGTGGTAGCGGGGGCCGGAATCGAACCGGCGACCTACGGATTATGATTCCGCCGCTCTAACCATC